GCTCAATCGGTCAGACCTGACGGCGGCTATTGCTGACTTCATCAGCCTTGCAGAAGCGCAGATGGAGCGCACACTGCGCACCAGGCAGATGATTGTGAGAGCCAATGCCTCATTTAATGCCGAGTACGGCGCAACGCCCAATGACTTTTTGGAGGTCAAGTCCTTCAAGCTCAGTGGCACTAATCCAGTTACCCCGCTGTCGTTTATGACGATAGATGCGCTGGATGCAGAGGCCACAAAATTCACAGCCAGCGGCAGGCCAAGTTTCTTTGGTGTGGTTGGCCAACAATTCAGACTTGTACCAACACCAGATTCCAACTACGCGACTGAGTTGACATACTACGCAAAAATAAGCAAGTTGTCGGCATCGGTGGCCACCAACTTTATTTTGGAGTCCAGCCCAGACGCCTATTTGTACGGAAGTCTGCTGCAAGCTGCGCCATACCTTCAAGATGACAATAGAATTCAGGTGTGGGCAAGTTTGTACGAGCGTGCCTTGACTGATTTGCAAGTCGCTGATGACCGAGGTGCGACATCAGGCGGTGCATTGATTACCCGTGCAAAAACTTTTGGATAAATATGATTACGACCACCAAAGGCGATATGGACGAGGCGCTGCTTGAAAAGCGTGAGGGTTCAACCGATAACGATACCGAGACAACGACTTGGGTCGAGTACTGGCTGGGCGAAGAGTTGGTGCATCGATCCGTCCACATGGCGCTCAAGCGCGGTGTTTTTGCTGATGGCATCACTGAACAAATTTAAGGGAATAGATCATGGCAAATACTCAGGCAATGTGTACCAGCTTTAAAGGTGAGCTGCTTGTCGGTCACCACAACTTTGGCACGGGCGTGACCCGTGGCTCTACTGCTGCCGACACCTTCAAGGCTGCGCTGTACTTGGCCAGCGCCACTGTCAACGCCGCCACCACAGCCTACAGCGCCACCAATGAGGTATCAGGCACTGGCTACACTGCCGGCGGCGTCACAGTAACATTTGGCACGGCGCCAAGCACCAGCGGCACTACAGCGTTTGTGACACCCAGCGCCAGCATCACTTACTCTGCTGTCACGCTGTCCACGGCGTTTGATGCTGTCCTGATCTACAACAGCACGCAAAGCAACAAGGCGGTCAGCGTCCACACCTTTGGCTCACAGACAGTGACCGCTGGAACATTCACGCTGACCATGCCAACCAATGACGCCAGCACCGGCCTGATCCGGCTGGCTTAAAGGGGCAGCAGCATGGCTGCTTATGGGTCGGGCTACTACGGCCTTGGTGCTTATGGCATAGGCAATGTTGTCATCAGTGGCAACCAGGCGACTGGTGCTGCTGGTAACTTGCTGGCCGATAGGTCTGTCCAAGAAGACGGAACGATTGCCACAGGCAATGTCGGCACAGTCGGTCTGACTGTATCCACTGCCATCACCGGCAATGCGGCCACATGCGCTGTCGGCTCGGTCTTGGCAGCATCAAGCCAAGCAGTCACCGGCAATGCGGCGACTTTGGCAGTTGGCAGCGTTACCCCGAGTCTTGTATTTGCTGCCACCGGCAACACGGCCACAGGCTCTGTCGGCTCTGTCAGCGTCACCAGCACGAAGGCGGTCACAGGCAACAGCGCCACGGGTGCTGTGGAAACGATGCCGAGCGAGGTCATCACTTTCCAAGCAATCACGGGTAATGGCGCAACGGGATCAGTTGGCAGTGTCAGCAATATCATCACGATTGCCTTGACAGGCAACAACGCCACAGGGTCTGTCGGCATCATCTTTGGCTTTGGCTGGGGCGCGATACCGGACAGCGCAGAAACTTACACACCGATCAGCGACAGTGCAGAAACTTGGGTCGCAATCGTTGATAATTCAGAGACTTGGACACCTATTTAGGAGTAACGCATGGCAGATACCACCACCACCAACCTACTGCTGACGAAGCCAGAGGTAGGCGCATCGACAGACACCTGGGGTACAAAGATCAATACCGACCTGGACTCGGTGGACGCGATCTTCACCGCCAACGGCACTGGTACAAGTGTTGGCTTGAATGTCGGCTCTGGTAAGACGCTGAGTGTGGCTGGTACTTTAAGCGTCACTGGATCGGCAACAGTTATTGAGTTTGCAGATGGATCTGCCGCTGCACCATCTATCACCAACGATGGAGACACCAACACAGGCATCTTCTTCCCTGCCGCTGACACCATTGCTTTTGCTGAAGGCGGGGTAGAAAGAGCCAGAATTAACAGTTCGGGAAATTTAGGTTTGGGCGTTACTCCTAGCCCGTGGGATACCTTTACCGCGTCTTTTCAAATTGATGGCGCATCTTTAAGTGGTCTTGGGGCTAATAACACCGCTTTAGCAAGTAACGCTTACTACCAAGGCGCATGGAAATATTACGGCACAGGAAGCGCAAGTCTTTATCAACAAAACGCTGGGCAACATGCTTGGTCTGTAGCGGGTTCAGGCACAGCAGGTAACGCAATTAGCTTCACGCAGGCGATGACACTCGACTCCAGCGGCAATGTGGGGATTGGGACTAGTTCGCCTGATGACATTACCTCTGGTTACACAACTGTTGATGTTCGTGGAAGTACTGGTGGTGGTTTGCGTCTTGGTGTTGCTGCTGGCAACAACATGGCTATCTATGCCAGTGCCACCACTTCAGTCATTGAGGCCGCTAGTTCTGCTGCATTGCAGTTTGTAGTTAATGCATCAGAACGCGCCCGTATCGACTCCAGCGGTAACTTGCTGGTGAACACCACAAGCAATACATATTCTTCAAGAGCAGTTTTCTTTAATGCGTCTAATACAGTTATACATAGTGAAACAGGCTCAACTGGTACATCTAACCAAATTTTATTTATTAATCCAAATGGTATTGTTGGTTCTGTTACTACCAATGGTTCTGCAACACTTTACAACATCACATCTGACCAACGCTTAAAAGAAAACATTGTTGACTCTCCTGCGTTTGGTAGCGTTATTGATTCCATTAAAGTGCGTAGCTACGATTGGAAATCAGATGGCTCACATCAGCGTGCGGGTTTTGTTGCTCAAGAACTTGTGACTGTTGCACCAGAGGCAGTACACCAACCCACTGATACAGAAGAAATGATGGCTGTGGACTACTCCAAATTAGTCCCAATGCTTGTTAAAGAAGTTCAATCTTTACGCGCTCGTGTAGCAGCACTTGAATCTATTTAACCTAAAGGAACAACCATGGAACTCACGATCAACCAACTCAACCGCGAAGCCTCAACCGGCATCATCACCACAGTCCACTGGAGCGCATCCAAGACATCTGGTGAGCACACAGCATCCAGCTATGGCTCTATTGGCCTGACTGCTGGCGACACAGTTATCCCGTTTGCCAATGTCACTGAGGCCAATGTGCTTGCATGGCTTGGCGCGGCGCTGGACATGACGGCAATGGAAGCCGCACTTGATGCACAGCTTGCTGCCTTGGCTGCACCTGTGGTGCTTGACGGCCTTCCTTGGGCGGCGGCATGAACCAAATAGACGCAACGGACGCCAAGCTAGCCACGCACGAAGAGATTTGCGCGATCAGGTACGAGGCCATTCAAAAGAGCTTTGAATCAGGCAGCAAGCGCATGAGCCGCATTGAGTACATCCTTTACGCGCTGATTGCGGTCACTTTGCTCGGACCAGGTTTTGCTGCCGAGATGTTAAAGAAAATCCTTATGTAATCATGGACGCGCTGCCGCCACCACCGCCAGTGGCGCAAGCACCGGCCCCAGTTTATGAATGCGTCAGGTGGTCATGGTCATCTGATAGGCTCTTGGTTTGGTGTTTAAAGTGGCGGGAAAAAGGTAAGCCAGAGCCTAAAAAAGTTTCAGAGGTACAAAGCCAATGGATCCCGTAACCTGCTTACTCGCCATCAGTTCAGCTGTGAAGCTAGTAAAGACGGCCGCGAAAACCGTGCAGGATTTAGAATCCCTCGGCCCCGTACTTGGCCAGTTCTTCTCAGCCAAGGCAGACGGCATAAAGGTTCTTCAACAGGCCAAGACCAAGGGCTTTAAAGGTTCTTCAATGGGCAAGGCCATTGAGCTAGAGCTTGCACTGGAACAGGCCAGAGAATTTGAGGAGCAGATTAAGGCTCTATTCTTTCCAAACAAGATGGATGTCTGGGCCAAGATCGTGGCCCGTGCTGCCAGCATTGACAAAGAGGCGGCGCATGATGCACGGCGTGAGCGCGAGGCGGCAGAGAGGCGCAAGAAGGAGCTTGATGAGCTAACTACGCTTGTTCTCATGGTCTTAGTGCTAGGTGCGCTTCTGGGATTTTTAGGCTGGCTGATTTTTGAGGTGATAAAGGAATGCGGAGGCCGCTGCTGATGCCAACTGATGAACGCCTGAACCTAGTTGACAAGGTGCTGGCCTATGTGTCCAGCCCGTTTCGGTTGTTCGCAATGGTGTTGATGGCGGTGCTTACCTTTGCAGGGTACTTTGTATATACAAACCAAGAGTTGCTAATTGGCGCTTACAAGGAGTCAAGAAAGATCCCCAGCATTGCAGAGGATCGGGTGGAGGATGCGGCAGCGCATCTGTTCAAACAGTCTGGTGCGCTGGTGGTGGCGGTCTTCAAAGTCAATTCAATGTTTGGCACTCGCATCCTGCATCGGGCTTATGGGAAGAATGGACGGGACAAAACAAACGATGGGCTGGATGTAGGGTTGTTTAGCCAGAACCAAGCCAACAATGCAGATGTTATTAAGTTGATGGCAAACGAGATTCCTTGCGGAGAATATCGTTCAGCACAAAGCGAAATGGGTCTGTGGTACATAGCAAGGGGTGTGGCGTACACATGCCGTATTTCAGTGCCACCAGAGCCAGGGCGCTTTGTCGGACAGATCACAGTCGGCTGGGCTAGCCAGCCTGAAGACATGGAGAGCACCCGCGCCATGTTACAAATTGCAGCAACAATGCTTTCAAGGAGTAAACAGTAATGGATTGGCTTAAACAAATTGCACCAACGATTGCCACGGCAATGGGTGGCCCACTGGCCGGCATGGCAGTGTCGGCTATCTCCAAGGCCATTGGTGTTGACCCTGACAAGGTGGGCGACCTGATCTCCAACAACAAGCTGACGGCCGAGCAGATTGCTCAAGTCAAGATTGCCGAGATCGAACTGCAAAAGCAAGCGCAAGAGCTTGGCCTCAACTTTGAAAAGCTAGAGGTCGAGGACAGGAAGTCTGCGCGGGAGATGCAGGCCACCACCCGCAGCCTGATGCCACCGCTACTGGCTGGCTCTGTCACTGTCGGCTTTTTTGCCATCATGACGCTGATGTTTTTCAACAAGCTAGATGACAGCAACCCTGCCATCTTGATGATGCTGGGCAGCCTTGGCACGGCATGGACGGGCATCATTGCCTATTACTTTGGATCATCCGCTGGCTCACAAGCCAAGACCGATTTACTCTCTAAGGCAGGGCCAGTGAAATGACCGAAGACCAGCTTGTCGAAATGCACATTGACCCGTCATGGCTTGAGCCACTGACGGCAGCGTTTACGAGGTTTGAGATCAACACACCAGAACGCCAAGCGGCATTTATCGGCCAGTGCGCCCATGAGTCGGCCAACTTCAAGACCCTGCAAGAAAACCTGAACTACAGCGCCAAGGGCTTAAACGCCACATGGCCCAGCCGATTCCCGTCTGAAGCCGAGGCGCAGCCATTTCACCGCCAGCCTGAGAAGATAGCCAACAAGGTCTATTCTGGCCGGATGGGCAACCTAGATGAGGGCGATGGCTGGAAGTACCGTGGCCGTGGCCTGATCCAGTTGACTGGCAAAGACAACTACCGGCTGGCCTCAGATTCCTTGGGGGTGGATTTTGTCAAAGACCCTGACCTTGTGCTGACCAAAGAATATGCAGCCCTGACAGCGGCTTGGTACTGGAACAAGCGCGGCCTAAACAAAGAGGCAGACGCCAAAGACTTTACAGGCATGACAAAAAAGATCAACGGCGGCGTGATCGGCTTGGCCGACAGGGTGGCGCACATCAACACGGCACTTGGTGTTTTGACCGCATAAGGTGAAATAATCACCTCATGGCCAATGTCAAGCAACAGTTAGAAGTTCCGTCTATACCCTCTTTGGGCTTTGCGCCCCAAGCGTATGAGCGCAGGTACTTTGCCGAAAACAATGGTGCGCTAAACAGCTACTTTCGCAGACTCATCAGCACCTTGGGCGCATTGTTTGGCCCACAGGGCGGCAAGTTTATGAACAACCCGCATGGGGCTTTTCAGGACAACACCGACCAAGTGGCGGCTAACACCACCACGGCCTACCCAATTGCCTTTAGCACGACAGACTTTTCAAATGGCGTTACTCTGCAAAGCGGTAGCCAGCTTGCGGTGGCGATGGACGGCATCTTTAACATCCAGTTTTCGGTGCAGCTTAAAAATACAGACAATGATGGTGCTGATATTGACATCTGGTTTCGCAAGAACGGCACGAACATTGCCGACTCTAACAGCCGGTTTCATCTAGGCCCAAGAAAATCATCAGGCGACCCAAGTCACTTGATAGCGTCATTGAACTTTTTTGTCAGCCTGGCCAAAGATGACTATGTGCAGATTGTCTGGCGCACTGACAATGTGGCTGGCAGCATTGAGCACTTTGCGGCCAGCGCCAGCCCGACACGGCCAGCAGTGCCAAGTGTCATTGCTACAGTGTCTTTTGTCTCCAACCTACCGACAATCTGATTATGTACATCCCAATAAAAATTCCACCAGGTGTTTACAGAAACGGCACAGAGTACCAAGCTGCTGGGCGGTGGCACGATGCCAGCCTTGTGCGCTGGTACGAGAACACGCTGCGGCCAGTGCTGGGCTGGCGCACCCGTTCAGCCTCTGCTGTGACAGGATCATGCCGTGCCATCATCACTTGGCGCGACAACAGCAACACCCGATTCATTGGATTGGGTACGCACTCCAAGCTGTTTGCGATGAATCAGGCCGGCACACTCAAAGACATCACGCCAACAAGTTTCAGCACTGGCTACGCCAGCGCACAGATTAATGTCGGCTACGGAAGCAACACCTACGGCAACTTTGGCTATGGTGTTCCAAGGCCCGACACCGGCTCAATCATTCCGGCCACCACATGGAGCTTGGACACTTGGGGTGAGTACTTGGTGGCTTGCTCAAACCATGACGGCAAGCTCTACGAGTGGCAGCTTGGCTTTGCCACGCCGACACTGGCGGCGGTGATTGCCAACGCACCAACAGGCAACAAGGCTCTTTTGGTCACTGCCGAGCGCATCCTGTTTGCCCTTGGCGCTGGTGGCAACCCCCGCAAGGTGCAGTGGTGTGACCAAGAGGACAATACAGTCTGGACGCCATTGTCCACGAATCAGGCGGGGGACTTTGAGTTGACCACACCTGGCAGCCTGATGGCCGGCAAGCGCGTCAAGGGTGTCAACCTGCTGTTTACCGATGTGGATGTGCATACGGCCAACTACATCGGCGCACCATTCATCTACGGCTTTGAGAAGGCCGGCAGTGGCTGCGGCCTGATCTCGGCTCAGTCGGTGGCGGCCATTGATACTGCCGCGATCTGGATGAGTAGCAGCGGTTTTTGGATTTATGACGGGTATGTCAAGCCGCTGCCCTGTGATGTTTCTGATTACATTTTCACGAACATCAACTACGGCCAGAAGTCCAAGGTCTATGCTGTCCACAACAGCGAGTTTGGCGAGATCTGGTGGTTTTATCCATCCAGTGGCAGCAACGAAAACGACAGCTATGTCACCTACAACTACCGCGAAAACCACTGGAGCATCGGTTTACTCGACCGCACCGCGGGGGTCGATGCGGGTGTTTTTACATACCCGCTGATGGTCGATCCAGATGGCTTGGTGTACGAGCATGAAGTCGGATTTAACTATGACGGAGGGACTCTGTTTGCAGAGTCAGGGCCAGTCCAGCTTGGCAATGGCGACAACATTATGAAGGTCAGGGAAGTTATCCCAGACGAGCAAACCTTGGGCGAGGCTGTGGTTTCATTCAAGACCCGACTCTATCCCACAGGCACTCAATCCACATTCGGGCCATTTACAGCGGCCAACCCGACCAATGTCCGGTTTTCTGGCCGGCAGGTCAACATGGTGGTGACGGGTGCGGTTTTGGCAGATTGGAGAATCGGGGTGTTCAGGCTGGATGCGGTGGCCGGCGGCAAGCGGTGAGTGATATTGAGCATTTGAATAGACTGCGCCGCCATGTGGAGGCTGCTTTAGAATACTCTGGAGGCACACATAATTTTGACGATGTTGCCGAGATGGTTGAGGATCACAGATTGCAGTTGTGGCCGGCCTCAAACTCGGTGGTATTGACAGAGATCATTGTCTACCCGCGACTCAAGAACTTACATTACTTCTTGGCTGGTGGCGACCTAGATGAACTCTCACGGATGCGACCAATGATCGAATCCTGGGGCAAGTCGATTGGCTGCACCAGAGTGACTTTGGCAGGCCGCAAGGGCTGGGCAAAGACATTTTTAAAAGACGAAGGTTACAGCCCACAGTGGTCTGTACTTGCAAAGGAGTTGTAAATGGCAACAATTGACGAGTTAGGTCTTACCCCGTACCAGCGGATCATGGCGCAAATGACGCCGACCATGAACCCGTACACGGGTGCAAATGTTGCTATAGGTGGCTACGACCCAGCACTGTACAGCCGAAGGGGTGGATCGGGTCTGATTAATTATGGCGGCGGTGGCATGGTCGGGGGCGATTCGGGCGGTGGTGGTAGCGGTGGCTTTTCAAACCCATTTAGCGACTTAACTCAGGCGCAGCAGGCAGCCTACTACGCTGCGAATCCAACGATGGCAGGCATTACTCAGCTTGGCCAAAAGGGGTTTGGCCTTACATCACTTGGCATGTTGCAAAATTACTTTAACCCTGGCTTTGTCAGTGAGCAGGGTTTGATTGCAATGGGTGTTAACCCTGCCGCATACCAAGGTGCAAGAGAGAGCTTTCGCGCCAGTGAGATTGACGCAATGAATGCAGGCTACCCAAGCGCTCAGCAAAATAATATTGACGCCGGATTCGCGGTGGCTGCTGATGCCGAGGCGGCAGCCGCACAGGCGAATGCGGCTGCTAATGCAGCCGCTGGGATTGCCGCAGCGCAAGATGCACAAGATGCGGCACAAGCCTCGCAAGACGCCGCCAACAATGCGGGAGCATCTGCCGCAGAATCAGCCGGCCCAAGCGGTGAAGGCACTGATTCCGGCGGCGATGGTTACGCCCAAGGCGGCAAGGTCACTAAGAATCGCCTTAAAAGCCCAGACCCAAAAGGCCCAGACGAAGGCTATGGCGCACTACTCAGCGGCGAATATGTCATCAAAAAATCAGCGGTCAAGAAGTACGGCCAAGGGCTGCTGGACATGATCAACGATGGCAAGATACCTGCCAAAAAAATGAAATCTTTACTCGGATAAGGGGCGAAATATGTCTAAAGGTGGAACTCAAACATCCTCAACCTCGATTGATCCTGACATCAAGAGTGCGTTTCTCACAAACTTTGCTCAGGCTCAAGGTGTCGCAGGGGCATTGCCCGTGCAGCAGTTTGCAGGGTACAACCCCTTGTATACGGCTGGAGAGCAGCAGATCGTCAACCAGTCCCTGACCCCGTTTACTGGTCAGGAAATTAGCGGGTTTATGAATCCGTACCAGCAAGAAGTCATTGACCGCAGCCTTGGCGACATTGAATCAAGCCGCCAGATGCAGGACATCAGAGATCGTCAGGCCGCCACACAAGCCAGAGCCTTTGGTGGCTCACGCCAAGGTGTGCAGTCTTCACTGACAAATGCTGCTGCCTTGAAGCAGGCCGCTGACCTGTCAGCGAATTTGCGCAATCAAGGCTTTGGTCAAGCGACTCAGTTGGCTCAGTACGCTCGGGGACAAAACCTCCAAGGCGGCCAGAATGTGATGGCCTTGGGCGGTGCGCGTCAAGCGTTTGAGCAGCAGCAGCTTGATGCCATCCGCAACATCGGCCTGCAAAAACTTGGCATCGTGCAGTCCAGCTTGGGTGCAAGCCCTGCCAACTTGGGCGGCAGTGTATCAACGCCTTACACCCGCAATGCCGCATCCGGTGCTTTGGGTGGTGCTTTGGCTGGCGGCCAAATGTTTGGCCCTATCGGCGCAATCGGTGGCGGCATTCTTGGCTTGCTAGGTTAAGGGGATAAAAATGTCAACACCATTTGATTTTGCAAATTTTGGCAGCATGTTTGGCGGCGGCATGGGCGGCACGCCCACTGGTCTTGATGCGCTGTTCAACGAAGACCAGCGCAAGCTGATGAATCGTAATGCAGCCCTGTCAGCAGCGGCTGCACTGCTGCAAGCCAGTGGCCGCAGCACTACCCCCATCGGCCTTGGCCAAGCCCTTGGCTCGGCACTGCAAGCTGGCCAGCAGGGCTACACCCAAGCGCGTGCTGGGTCGGTGCAAGACTTGGTGATGGGTGAGAAGCTGAAAGAGGCTCAAACAGCAAGAGATTTTCAAAAGCAAATTGCGGGTGTATTTACAGAAACACCTCCCATGCTGTCACCAGAGCAGCAAGCATTGATGGCCCCCAACATGCAGCTTGGCCCAACAAATGGCAGAGCAGAACTGGCCGCAAACATTCCACCACCATCTGGTGATGAATTGTTGGCGTCCCAATATCGCAGGGCCGCGCAAATAGCGATAAGTGCTGGTAAGGGTGAAGACGCAAAAAGATTCATGGACATTGCAAAAGAACTCCGACCTGTTGAGGAGTACAGCACGACACCTCAGTTCGGCAACAGTGCCGGAGGAACGCCAATATCTTTTGTCTTGAGCAAGTCAGGCAACATGAAGTTGCTTAACTTCAACCGCAGCCCTGAGTTTAATTATCAGGACACTGGCTCTTACATCAGCGTGCGTGATAAAAACACAAACAAAGAACTTGAGCGCATTCCAAAATCTATGACCCCTGGCGAGATTGCTTCTAATCGAGTTGCTCAAGCTGGTCTTGGTTTGCGCCAGCAGGAATTTAATCGTGGTGCTTTTGACCGAGTTGAGACACCTGACGGGTTTGTCAATATCCCCAAAGCTGGTGGGCCTGCTGTCCCTATCATGGGGCCAGGTGGTATGCAGTTGAAGGGTGTGTCTGGCGGCAAGCTGACAGAGGGCGAAACAAACGCCGCTGGATTTGCGCAGCGAATGGAGTTATCGCAAAGCATTTTTGACAAGCTACCCGCTGGCTCGCAGCCAGGGGCAGGCACTCGGACTTTAGAGGCTGTGCCGTTTGTTGGTGGGGCTATGGCGCGGCAGTTTGCTCAAGACGCAAATACGCAAATGTACGACCAAGCCGCGCAAGACTGGATTCGCGCCAAGCTGCGCAAAGAATCAGGTGCTGCAATCGGTGTAGATGAGGCGAGGCAGGAGTATGCAACCTACTTTCCGATGGTGGGTGATACTGCTGAAAAAATTGCACAAAAAGCAGAGGCACGGCGCGTGGTCACACTGGGGATGCAGAAGGCTGCTGGCAAAGCATATACGCCATATACGCCAGTGGGTCGCAATATAACTGTGGATTACTGATATGACATATTCAATCACCACTAAAGACGGCATCACGATCAACAACATCCCTGACGATGTTGCGCCTGACTCTCCAGAGTTAAAGCAAAGAGTTGCTGCAATTCGTGATAGTGGTGGGCAGGCCCAGCCAATTGCATCCCCACGCCTAGACATTGGCCGTGAAGTCGGCTTGGCCGTGCGCCCGTTGGCTCAAACTGCCATGACCGCTGGTGGCTTGCTGCCGATGGTTGTCGATCCTTTGGTGAACTTCTTTAACTTGGCCGCCGGCACGAATGCGCCGACCATGACCAAGGCCACTGAAACCAACCTCAGGCGCATGGGTTTCCCAGAGCCAAGGACGGCGCAGGAGCGCGTAGTCCAAGACATCACTGGCGCTGGTTACGGCACGGCTGGTGTGGCCAAGGTCGCTGGACAAGTCGCGCCCATGCTGCCGGAGATGGGGCGCGATGTTGCGCAGTTCTTTGCACAAAGCCCACGGGCGCAGACGGCTGCAGCCTTGACTGCCTCCACTGCTGGCGGCATGCTGCGCGAGGGTGGCGCACCTCCAGCGCTACAGCTTGGCGGGGCTATGCTGGCCGGTATGGCCGCACCTGGTGGCCCAACCTTATCGACTACTCAGCGTGCATTGGCCGCACCAAGGGCAATTGTTCAGCCCTTCACTCAGCAAGGCCGCGAGGTCATGGTCGGCAATGTGCTGCGCAATGTCGCAACAGATCCAGAACGAGCAATTGCCAACTTGCAGGCCGCAAGGCCAACAGTGCCAGGTGTGCAACTGACCACTGCCGCCAGTGCGCGTGACCCTGGTCTGGCCGGCCTTGAGTCGCCACTGCGGTCTGCGACATTTGACCCGTCCAACCTATTCGGGGCAAGGCTGTCTGCCAACCAGCAGGCTCTGATGGATGCGTTTGAGCGTACCGCTGGCCGATCTGGCTCTATTCCCTACGCCCAAGCCAAGCGCCAAAGTATCACAGCTCCAATGCGTGAGCAGGCATTTTTGAACGCGCCACCTGTATCCGCGATGCCAGTGGCCGCAGCGATTGAGAGCATTACTAGCAATCCGGCAACCCAGCGCCAGACAGTTGACCAAGCCATGAAGTATGTGTCCGACCTGCTGGCCAAGCGCGTAGACCCTGAGACGGGAACGATTGACCCGATGGCGCTGTACGGAGTGCGCAAGGACATCACCGATGCTATGGCCGGCAAGCTGTCCGGCGACTTGGCCAACCTGCGCTTGGCGCGTGGCCAGTTGGCCGACCTGCTGCCGGTCATTGATAGAACTATTGAGTCTAGTGCGCCAGGATTCAACAAGTACATGCAACAGTTTGCCAAGTCATCAAAGCCGATTGATCAGATGGAGTTGCTGCAAGCAATCCAGAGCAAGGTCACGACAGGCCAGCCCAACATAATGACGGGTGAGCCTGTGCTGGCGGCTGCTGCACTGCGCAGGCAGTTGGCGGCCAAGCGTGAGGAGCTTGGCACTGATCTGTCACCGGCTGCGCAGAGAAAGATTGACAACATCATCAACGAGATCAACCGAGGCCAAGCGTCAACAGCGCCAGGTGTTCGCGCACCAGGCTCAAACACTTTCCAGAACATGAGCATGGGCAACCTGATTGGCCGAGTGTTCAGCGAGTCGATGGCCGACAACACCACGCTGCGCACCATAACACGCCCACTGGATTGGCTGTACAAGCTGCCCGACCAGCAGGTGCAGCGTCTCTTGGTTGAGGCTATGCTTGACCCGCAGCTTGCCGCATCGATGATGAGCAAGGCAAACATGATGAAGGTCGAGCCACTGGCCAAGTCACTGCGCAAGAAGGCCGAGGAACTTGGCTACGGATCAATCATTGGCGCGACACCGGAGTAACTCATGGCCCTGCTTGATGATGAAGAAAACCGCGCTGCGTTTGGCATCTACCCCAACGCTTTCAGAGGCGACTACGGCAACCCACAAGATGCGGCCAATCTGCCATTGGATGTGCTGCGTGGGCGGTTAGCTGGACTGCTTGGAATTTTTGGTGATGTCGTTAACCAACCCATTGCATTCACGCCAGTAAGGGCCGCGCAATTGGCCATGCAAGGGTTAATGGGGCAAGAAAAATACCCCGACACAGAGCGTTTTCTTAAAACGCTGCCGTTGGCCCCGACATCAAGGGCTGGCCAAGTGGCCGGTCAAGCGGGATCATTTGTCCCACTGAACCCAGCGCCAGCGGTCAGGGCGATGGGTGCGGGTGCTCAAGCACTTGGACCAACCGCGGCCAACATGGCTGAAAACTTTTTGCAGCAGCAAGGGTTGATGCTTAATGCTGCGCCGCCAAAAGTGTCTCAAGCATCTGCAAGAAATGTAAAAAAGGGATCTGTTGCAACTGTTTTTGACAATGTCACTGATTACAACGAAGCAATGAAGCTGGCCCAAAAGGGCGCTCATTTAAAACAAGATCCGTCAGGCCAGTACATCGGTGGTCCAAGGTCAACAGGCCCAATTGGCTTGACTGTAGACAGCCCTGGTGCATTGTCAAATATGCGAAGAAAGGCAGACGAAAAAGTTGAGGCCGGCGCTTTTAATGCATCGTGGTACGACAGAGCAAGACAGGCCG